TTGTTCTGTTTTTATGAAACTTCTGCCAATCATCTAAACTTTGTGGACCATCAAACAGTTTTCTGTTGAATGGTGTAGCAAGTATTTGCTCTACTACTTCATTATAGTTTTTGATACTTGTTCTGTCACCCATAAACTCTATGCCAGTAACTTCTAAGTCACTAACACCGAACTGTTTTTCTTCCTCCGGTGTTTGATGTTTGTAAGCATTTTCTACATATCTTTTCATTTGTAATGGTGATACATATTCTCCCATTACCATATAGTATGGTGAGCCTTCTGTGTTGCGTATCCTATATAGGCCGGGGGCATATCTGTCCTCGTTATAGTTTACATTTTCTTTGTAGTTAAAAGTTGCCGTTTTCATATATTACTCCTTTATTAAATATATACAGTTAGTATAGCATCATTTGACAGTTTGTCAAGTGTTTTGATGCTATACATTATTCTATCCTTAATCTAACACCTTTAATATGTTACTGCTTTCGTCTCTTAAACTTGGATAAGGCATATTTTTCAATATTGCTGGGTGTAGTTTTTTGTCTATACGGAACTCAAACAAGTCTGCTTCACTGTATGATATCATACTTTTGAATAGACCACATTCCATATTAAGGCCATTATTTTGAGCCTGCCATACCAACATCATCCAGTTGAATGCTTCTTTGCTCAAATATATTTCACTACCGAAAGCCGGCTTACATTTTACTGATTCGTAATCTGTGCCTACAAAAAGTTGTATTTTGCCTGTGTTATCTTTTTTGTTAATCCATTCTACAGTAATCAAACTGTTTAACACATTGGTATCAAAACAATCATCGACAAAAGGTGCCTGTAAGAACAAATCTTTTATAGCATCTAATCGATTAGATAAAGCAAAATGATCTACACCTACAGTTTTGACAAAACTTATGTCTTTTAGTTCTTCTATATGTATAGATTTGTGCCAATATACATCATGTTGTTTTTGATAATCATATTCATCTTTCTTAAAGTTATTTGAAAAATCTGTAAGTCTGCTATCAAACTGCCCAAAAAAGTTTTTATGCGATATGCTTCTTTGTTCATCTTGATGAGCGTAATAATCATCGATATCGGTAAATGTAGAGTGTTCACCATTTAATGAAATAACAGTTCCGCTATTTTTATTAGTGGTGTTATCACTCATTATACTTACATTACCTGTAGGTGTTTCACCTAACTGTCTTTGTGCTTCGCGAATAGAACATTTATGCTCTTTTGCGTATTGTTTGATTTCTTTCTTTGTCATATATTACTCCTTTATTAAATATATACAGTTAGTATAACATCTTATAGATGTTTGTCAAGTGTTTTCTATAGGAAACATTTCGCAAATCTGCTCATGTGCTCTAATAGTTGCGTCAGCATTATTAAACTGTTTTGTAGCATACTGAGCCTCATAACCCATATAATAATCATTTACTTGATGATCATCCATAAGTTCTTCTGTGAGAATAATCTCATCTTTTATACCATTTACTGTAAACTCTAAATGAACATTAGGTTTTGCGGGTCTACCATAATAACAGTCTCTACTGCCCATATCATAGGCTTCACCTCTTTCTTCAAGTTTTACTTCATCTAACACATTTCTATTGTATTGGTCTAACATATTTTATAACTCCTTTTATTTAAAATATACATTTATTATACTATTGATTGCGATATTGTCAACCACTAACAATATTTCATAAAATGGCACCAAGTTAGTGTGCCGTCTTGATTATCGTGATAAAGTCTATTTGTTTTAGGACATAACTCCATACCAGTTGGGAAATCGTTTTGGTTATATATGTTACCTATTCTAACTGCTTGATCATATGTATAATCAGCATCGTAATCTGTTGTTAAAAGACAATGTGTGCCTATAGATGCTTGATTGTTACTCCAAAAATCCATATTGAATATTTCATAACCTTGAAATGCTAAACCATTTCTATAATATGAACCAGTTTCAACAAAATATCTGTTTGAATCAAGTTCTACTGGGCGACCATATTCATCATACTCACATCTTTCTGCTAACTCTTTTGCTGTTAAACTAAGATATCCTGTAGTAGATGGATCTTTTTTGTTAGTAAACAATAACTTTACTGCTACTAAACCATTTGGTAATGATTTTTCTATAATATAAAGATCTTCACTTGGTATGTTAAAATCTCCTGTCCATTGCCATAATGTTGTTTTTTCTACGTTTTTCATATTTTATAACTCCTTTTATTTAAAATATACATTTATTATACTACAGAACGCAACTTTGTCAACGGTATTTTTATCACATAACGCAAATAAAATACCACTTTTAGATAAATATAAGTGTTATAACAAAACCAAAACAGGAGATCCATTTGAGCGACTCTTACCGCGATTACATTGTAGGCGTTCACGACCTATACGACAAATACGAAGAGGATTGGCAACTTGCCCGTGACTCATTTTACGGGGGCGTAGAAATCCGCGATGGAAAATATCTTAAAGCCTATGCTGTAGATATGAATACTCCTGCTGAAACAATCAACACATATACTACAGATTCAAACGGCTATGTTAAGAAAAGCAAAGCAAGAGTTGAAAATGTAAGCACAAAAGCAGAAGCACAAAGAGGTGAAAACACCGTAGATGGTGGCACTTTTTACGCCGAAAAACTAAAGAACACACCATACTTAAACTACTTGCGTCTTATAGCCGCAGAGTATAACAGTATCCTATTCAAAAATCCACCAGTTAGAGATGTTGGCGAGAACGCAGAAATACATGAGTTTCTCGACAATGTAAATGGTGAAGAAGACAATATAAACGAGTTTATGGCAACATTAGACTTATTCACGTTCATTTATGGAACGGCATGGGTAAGTTGTATAAAGCCATTAGACAGTGATATACCAAAATGGAAAATCCATTCACCGTTAGATGTTACAAACTGGCACTACGGTTACGATGGAAGAGGTGATCTAAAACTGAAGTCAATCGTAATAAGACTTCATGAAAGCGACACCGAAACAGTCTATAGATATATAACGCCGGAGACTATAGAAACTGTTTGGATAGGAGAGGACGATGATTATGTCCCCGATGTAGATAGCGATCTTATGGTAGCAGAAGATGGTTATTACCGAGTCATAGAAGAAAACGAACTCGGCTACATTCCAGTGGTGCCAGTTTACCAAGGTATGAAAATATACAATGGTATAGGAGCAACCCCATCCTTTGATTTAGCACAAATCCAAAGGAGCATATATGCTGATATGGCAGAGATTTATAGTGTAGTGAGTTATGGGGCACACGGAACACTTATAGTAGATGAGGGCACAGACAGTTTAAATGATGGTGCCATCGGTGCTGAGCCGGGGAGCATTGTTAGAGTGCCAGCCGGTATAGGTGAAGCCAGTAACTATGTGTATGAGTTTGTAACGCCGCCATTAACAGCGGTAACAGAAATAAGAGAACTAATAGATCAAAAAATAACAAAAATGACAGAGATCAGCATGATTAGAAGTGATGATCTTATAAAATCCGCAAGAAGCGGTGAACAGTTAGAACAGTATGACAGTAAGTTAGAAGCATTTGTAAGACGTAAAGCACAGAACTTAGAAAACGCAGAATCAAAACTGTTTAACATATGGTTTGATTGGACAAACCAACAAATGCCTACAGACTTTAGTATAAGTTACAACAGGCAATACAGTAAGAAGGCACTACAGCACGAAGTTGCTGAAATAGACAGCCTATTAAAGACTTACCAAGATTTTCAAGCAACGTTCATGGGACAAAACCTTGAACCACAAGAATACGCCACAGAAGCAGAAGCAGAAAAAGTGGCAAACAGTTTAGGCGGTAGCGGAACACATAGTCATGAAAATGAAGATGGAACCGTTATCTATATGCCTTTTGTTACTCATGATGAGTATACAGAAGCAATAGAAGCCGCCATGGAAGCCGCACAAGACGGCAGTTTTGTAGAAGAAATGCGAGACAAAATACGCAATAGACTAAGTTCATTAGTAGAGTCATCTACCACAGACAACGGTTTATAATATTTTGATTTACGACAACTTCTATCGTTAATAAAGGAGAAATAAGATGTCACAAGATACTGACGTTAATACACCAGTTGGAGGTGTTACAATCCAACCAGTAACAGACACTGATGCTGTGGATACAACCACAACAGAGGCTGAAACAACACCCGAGGTTAAAACCTCAAGTGTTCCAACAGTTGAAAACCGTGATGGTAAACTGTTTGTAGACGGAGTTAGAGTTTTCACACGTGATGACACTAACAAAATAGCCGCTAAGGCAAAGAACGATACTGAACAAGGTTTATTGAAAGAACTAAATGTTGATTCATTAAAGCAGGTAAAGACAGTTGTTGAACAACTCCAAACCGCGAATATTGATGATAACCAACAAACAGATCTAAATGTAAATGCTTTGAGAGATGCCGTTAAAAAACGTGAACAAACAGTAGAAGAGTTGCGTAGTGAACTTAACAGAGTAAAAACAGATTTTGTTTTAACTAATCATTTAAGTAAACTACAAAATGAAATGCCAAGCAGTTGGAATGGTGAACAAAAAGGTGCTGTCATTGATTTAATGAAAGCAAGAAACATGTTTGCTATAGAAGGCGAGGACTTTCAACTTAAAAATGGTGATGATTACATTACCACAGATGGCGAAACGCCGGATTACAAGTCAGCAGTTGAAATGGTTGGCAAACAAATCGGTTTACCATTTGCTAAAAAAGGAGCATCGGTGTTAGACGTAGACGCAGGTAGCAGTTCGAAGTCCAAGAGCACAGGCGCAGTTATAGACTCGCTCATTTCAAGTGACTCGGAGTATAGAGCCGCATATTTGAACATACGTGAACAAAACAAGACGTTGTTAAGATCGGATATCACAGATAAAATGGTCAAAGACAGGGTCGCAAAAATAAGGGAGTTAAGAAGTTCTTAACTCACGTAATAACTATAATAAAATAAGGAGACATTATGTCAACAAATAGTGCTAACCTATTAAATAAGTTATTCGAAGAAGTCAGTGGTGATCTTATTGCTCATTATGACAACTCAGTCTTGATGCCTTCGAACGAACTTATTTCAAACTCTTACAACTTAGTAGGGGCGGTTGGGAACAAAATGAGAATCCCAGTCACAAACGCATGGACAACAGGAGCAAGTGGTATCGCAGAATCGGCTGATATTGCTGGCGAAACTGGAGCAGTCCAAGACTTTAACCCAACGGCTATCGACTTAGCAGTAGGCAAAAGAGGTTCATTCTCTTACGTCACAGCAGAGGCTTTAGAAGACGGCGGTCTATCAACTGTATCAAACGCAGTTTCATTAAGATTAGCAAGAAGTATTGCTCAAGGCACAGATATATCTGCGTTTAAATACATGCTAAACAACACAGATACAGCACCGGCAACGGCGGCAGTATTAGATGGTTCAACAGGATCTAACGTAGAACTTGTTAACACAATCACGGGCTCACAAGATATTTGCCCAGTTTTCTCACCCGAGGCTATGGCTTACGCGGTTAAGAGACAGCCGGAGTTAAAAATGTGGGAAGATGTAAAACTGGATCAAACTTCTATGGTAGCGACCATGAGGAACGGGTTTGCTCAAATCGACAAAAGTTTTATCAAAGCAGTAGCAGGTAATACAGCAGTCGGAGCCTCAGCACAAAAGGCCACATTAGCAGACTTTGGTATTGCTGTAGCAAAACTAAGATCAGCAAACGCACCAACAGATGCGGCTGGAATGTATTTTTCAGCAATATCTCCTGCGGTTGAACTACAACTTGTAGATCAAATAACTCATATCGCCAACGGTGGAACAGTAGGTTCACTTAGTGCGACAGGAGACAGAGTGTTAATGGATGCTCTTATTGGTCAAGCAGTTGGAGTCCGTTTCTTAAGAAGTAACAATATCGTTAAAAACGTAGCGGCATCATAAGGTAGGGAGTAGTTATGGCATTTGTAACAAACGTAAACAGTAATGTAATAGCATACTGCGATGCGGCGGATATCAAAGACAAAGATCAAAGGGTTTTCGAATCCAATGAGATTAACTTTGCTGACGCACCGTCGACGCCAACTACTCTTGATGAATATTTAGAAGACCTTTCTATCAAAGCATTCGCAAGAATCAATGAAAAGATTCGAGCAAGTGCTAAATGGAGAAGTTATTTGGGTTATACGAATAATACAGCCTTAACTGGCAATACTATTCCGCCAATCAACGCAGACAGAATAGTAGCAAGACAATCCGATGTGACTGATCTTGCTACATATTATGTGCTCAAAGAATACCTTCTACCCAAAGTAGCAGATTTTGGAGATGATCTTAACAGTGAAGTCCAAAAAATCAGTTATTACAGTTCTAAGTTTGAAGATTTATTCAACGAACTATTGGACATGATGGATTGGTATGACGCAGAGGGAGATGGCTTAGATGCTGATGATAAAATGGTATCATTTAGAACTAACCGTAGAACTCGTAGCAAAAGAAATATAACAAGAGTAAGATAATGGCGTATAGATCAACTTTACTAACTAATCTACAAACAAACTTGGCAACTGGTAACATAAGTGTTAGCACTGAGTTACCTTATACTGCTGGTAGTGACACACTCAACATCAAAAATATGAAAACTTTGTATTTAGATCAAGATAATGAAACTATCACGCAAAACCAACAGTTTTTAGATAATGGTAGTGTAGATCAAAAAGAAACTACGATTAATGCTTATGTTAGTGTAGATGCTAAAAATCCCCCGGCCGATTTGGATACTCGTATCGCAAGTATTCAAAATGCCAAAAGTAGTGTGGCAAATGTTTTCGTAAGAGAATGTGAGACCACTACTGAAATAGAAAGCGATATTTTAACTTATACTTTTGAGTATAGGTTTGTAACAATATAAGAAAAGGAGAACCCAATGGGCGTAATAAATGTAAGTGGATCAACAGTTGAAGCAACTGTTGTTATTAGTGATAAAGGCAGTAGTTATAGTGCCTCTACATCACTTACTTTGTTAAATCTCAACGACATTTCTTTAACAAATACACAAGGAACATTTAGGTATAGTTGTCTTGACACTCAAAGTGAAAAGGTTGTAACAACTGTAGCAACAAATAGTGTTGCCTTAAATCTTGTTATCGATGAAGACCAGTTCTTTGGAACAGGTAGTGGCACAAGTCCAATCATCGAAAAAGGATTATTTGGAACAAGTAATGAAAAGACAGAAATCGACTTTAGAATATATTTCGAAGGTATTACTGTCACAGGAAACAAATACATCGATGGAACAGGGTTTATTACTGGGTTAACACCTACAGTAAATCCGGGGTCACCTTTATGGGTAACACCAGTAACTATCGAAGTAAATGGAGAGTTAACAGAGGGAGCGATTAGTTAATAACTAATAACACCACGTTAAAAAACTTAGTGCTACTCAGCAATGGGTAGCACACTTTATACAGGAGTTCAGTAATGGAACATAAATGGTTAAGACTATACAAGAACGATGTGTGGACAGGTAGAGAAGACCGTATGGTTACTCTTGCTGACGGCAGTGAACATAGTATAGATGATTTAGCAAAACAACACGGCTTAGACTTGCCGGATAGCGGTGCGAAACCAAAGTCAAAAAGCAAAAAAACAATAAATACAGTTGTAGATATACAGGAGAAAGGACATGAAGATATGGAAGGATCACTCGACAGCAGAGATACTGAAGAGCATGATGGAGGAGACAGCGAAGACTAAAAACGAACTTCGTTGTGCCCAAAAAGATTTAGAGAAAGCAAATAACAGATTAAGTTTCTGTTTGAGTGCTTTAAACCACTTAACTCAAGGAGATATACAGAATGAAACTAAGTGAAATAGCAACAAAACCAAAACTAAACAAAATAGTTTTAGATAAAGAAGAAATAGTGTCAGTATATGGAGAGCCATTAGAGTTTTACATATATGACAGACAACCCCTCGAAGTTTTTGGAAGATTAGCAAATGCTGAAAAAGAAAACTTTGCCGATGTAGCCAACCTAATGAAAGACTTAATCCTCGATGAAGAGGGCAATAAAGTTATGGACGAAGATAGGCAGTTACCATTTGATGTTTTAGTAGAAACAATGGCAAAGGTAAGTGAACATTTGGGGAAGTAACTAACCACATTGTTAGGCCGGGGGATAGTGATACAAACTTTATCCTAATGTTGGATACACTTGCTACAAGATACAGCAAGTTACCCAGCGAAGTGTTGCGTAAAGGTGATAGTTTTGATTTGAGTGTTATGGACGTAGCACTTACATATGAAAAGTATCAAAGAGACAAAGAAGGCGGAAGTATAGATACAAATATGTATGATATGGACGCACTAAAACAAACGGCAGAAAAGGCAAAAGAGAATCATGAAAATAGACAGCAGAGTATTCAACAAAAGAATGGGAAAACTTAAACAAGTCCCCGATCAGTTGTTAAAGAATGCTGAAACAGAACTCAAAGCCAACACTCCAATACAGAGTGGTAATGCCCGTAATAAAACAAAGTTACGTGGAAATAAGATTCAAAGTAACTATCCTTACGCAGGTAGATTAGATAGTGGTTGGAGTAAACAGGCACCAAAAGGTTTTACAGAACCTACTATAGAGTTTATGGATAAGAATGTGGATAAACTTATAAAGAGAATATAATGGCAAAAGACATTAAAGTAGCATTAGAGTTAGATAATAAACAGTTTAATCAAGGTATAAAGCAAAGCACTACCGAAGTTAATCAGTTTGGAGCAAACAGTAAAAAGCAAATGGCCGCAGTTGCTTTAGCAGTTGCTGGTGCCACTGCCGCTTTTGCTGGTTTAAGAAAAGGATTGGGTGTTGCTGGAGAGTTTCAAGACCTAACAAGTAGTTTAACAACATTGTTTGGTAGTGTGGACGCAGGTGCGGCGGCATTTGATAGGGTCACAGACATAGCAAGTAAGACTCAGTTCCAAGTTCAAGACATAACTAAGGCATTTATTGCCCTAAAAGGCTCCGGTATAGAGCCTACTGAAGACATAATACTTACATTTGCTAACGCGGCCGCCATTACAGTAGACCAAATAGGCTCATTTGAAGCGGCAATAAGACTTTTATCAAGAAGTTTTGCTGGTGGCGTAGGTTTAGAAGAACTAAACGCACTAAATGACAGAGGTGTTCCAGTATTTGTTATACTTAAAGAAAAGTTAGGCTTAGCAAAAGACGAAATCAACAAGTTTTCCAAAGAAGCAGGTAATACACAAAAAGTTATTGACGCATTAGGCGAAGGAATCAATGAAAAGTTCGGCGATGCTTTAGGAAACAGAATAGAAAACACAAATCAACGTATATCAAACTTTAATGATGCTATAGCAGTTTTAACAAACAACTTACTTAGTGGTGCTAATGAAGGCTTTGGTGATTTGATAGGTAATCTAACAGAAAGCATTAAAGCATTAAATGAAAACATAGAAGGCATAAAAGCATTTGGTAAAGTTATAGGCAGTATAGGACTTATAGCCGCTACAACATTCGGTGGTAGAGGATTATTAGGAATATTTAACAGAGTAAATGGTTCGGCAAGAACAGCCGCAAGTTCAATGAAGTTATTAGGTAATGGTATTAAAAGCATTACTGGTATTGGATTATTAACAGCAAGTGGTAAAGCATTTGGTAGAGCATTTGGTTGGATACCTATGGCTACTACTAAACTTAGTAAGTTTAGTAGAGTAATATTAGGTTTAGTAGCAGGCGCAGGTGGCTTGCTACAGTTAACGGGTGTTGTCCTTGGTCTTAAAATGGCATTTGAAGCCTATCAAGATGTTGTAAACGCAAGAGAAACAAAAATAATAGATGCTATTGTAGGCGATGGTAGAGAAAGGGTTGAGCAAGAAATAGAAGACTTAGCACTTAAAGTATTAGACCTCACAGACGCAATGAACTTGTATTACGAAACTACAAGATTTAGCACAAGACCAGTTGGTATCACATTAGGTTTACAAGCCGCAGAAATAGACAAGTTACAAAAACGTATAGACAGATTAAGAGCAAGCCTTACAGATATGCCGGAGAGTGACAGCGGTAGTAGTGACGATGATAGTGAAGTAGAAAAAGAACTAACAACATTAGAAAAAATAGCCGCAGTTACTAAAGATATAGGCAAAAACTTTAGAAGTGAAAAACAGTTTAAAATCTTTGTTGAATCATTAAGAAAACTAAAAAGTGAACTTCTAAGTAATGAAGAGTATGCCGCATATGAAAAAGCATTGAAAGATATAGAAGCCGCTTTTGATATGGAAATAGATCCCGAGGTTGTTAAAACAAGATTCCAAGAACTGCGAGAAGAAATAGGCAAAGTTGTAGATTTTGAAGAG